AATCTGCCTCCGAACATTTTACTACCTGCCCCAAAAGGACCTAAGCCTCCAGCATACATACCAAGACCACCTATTAAAGCAGCTTTACCTAATGGACTCTTAGCAACTTTCTTAACAGCACGTGTAGCTTTCTTTACAAGTTTACCTAAAAAGTAACCCTGTCTTGGAGCATCTAAAGCACCTAAGCCGCCTTGCATTTGTTGTGGTTGTTGCATTCTTGAAATTGCCATAAATTTATCCTTAGTTTATCTGTTTTACTTTGTTTCTGCGGACAAATCAAGAGGTGGCATGATAACTTTTACGTCCTGTGCCATCTCTTCTGCTTTATAACCCTTGGCTTCCCAGTCTTTTTTCTCTTTAAAAATCTCACCGGTTTTAAGGTGTCTGTAAGTTTCTTCTACTTTAGCGTCATATATTTTCATTAGTCTATTTTCTCCTTTTTGATGTTTAAGTAGCTGATAGCTATGTCAAATGAACCTGTGTTACTTGACTGCACTGTAAAAGCACTGCCGCCTTCTACTATTAATGGTTGGGTTAATAACTGTGTAGTAACGTCAGCTGTCAATGCTGCTGATTTAATGGCTGTAATACCATTGTTTGTAACAGTAACTGTAGGTGTAGATGCAGATGTAACAAGCAAAGATTTAATAATTATAGTTTCATTGACTAAAGGATTACCTGCTCCGAACGGAACCAAAGCATTTCCTGTTGTATCATTATCTATACCCTTAAATTTGTATTGATTTACTACTGCCATTATTCTAAAAAGAAACTCTTAGCTTCTATCTCCTGTTTTACTTCTTCTTGGAAAGAAGAATTTAATTTTGTAATCACACTATCTAGATCCCTAACCAGTGATTGTATGTTTCTTTGTTCATATTCTTTAGCTGCTCTAGTTAATGATTGTACGAGTTTAGCCATTATAAAATACTTGCTAAGCCTCCGTCTTTAAAATTTACTCTACCACCAAAGAAGTATCCGGCTCTGCCGCCACTTTTTAAATTCTGGTTGTGACCTTGAGCTGAACCTTTACCTGCTGCATTAGCCTCCCTTACATTACCTGCATTGTGACCTAGTCCTGCAGCGTTACCATGGTCTGACGCTCTACTAGTACCTGCAGTGTTACCACCACCTTCACCTTGAATAGTACTTGTTGTACCAGTGTTTCGGTCAGTCCCCCTTGTACCTATTAAACCAGTTAGTCTATTTTTCTCTGCTTCTCTTAATGTTTTTTGTTTTGCAAGCCTGTCTTTAAATAGTGCTGATGATTCTTTAAATTTTAATTTGTCAAAATTTTGTTTATTTGTTAATGGTACACCATTTAATGTAACATTACCGTCTTCATCTATTCCATAACCTTTCGCTGTCATTTCATTAAAGATACTTCTCTGTCCTTCCATGTAACCCTTACCCGTAAAATTTTTACCTGTTGAAGTTTTCATACCACTGGATCCTGAAAATAACATTCCTTGTTTTGCTAGTGTATTGTAAGCTTCTTTTTGAGCATTACTTAACCCACCTACACCATACGTCCCACCACCTGGACCATTTGGATTGTCAGGAAGCATGCCTTTTATAAATTTTGCCCCTCTTTTCACAGCACCGACACCGGGTATAAAATCTGTTACAAAATCAAATACTTTACTAAGCTTACCTCTATTTCTTTGTATACTAGTTGAAGTATCTCTACCCTTGTAACCGAGATCTACAGTATCATCATAAGGACTATTGTAGTTTGCTTGGTAGTTTTGTCTATTATCCATTATCTGATTATTAGCCATCGATTGAATTTCAGATAAACTTTTTCCAGCCATTGATCCATCAGTATAACTAGGAGAATATCCAGATCCTAATGCCTGAGCAGATTGATTATATATACCTTGTGCATTCGCCACTGAACCAGTAGGGTCATTTGATTGAGGATTAAATGTTCTTACATTAACTTCACTTACAGGAGTTCCATAACCAAAAGCATTTCCTGCTGGATTAAAATCATCACCACCACTATTTGTAAAAGCATTAGTATTAGGTATACCAAAGGAAGGTGTAGATGCATCCTGTCCTCCACCTTGAACAGGTGGTGTGTAACCTAATCTATATCTTTCTTGGGGAACATATTTAAAATCTTTATAAATATTTTGATCTCCTTGATTGTAAAATGCAGCCATTATCTCATTCCTCCTGGTGCAATGTCTAATCTAAATGTACCAAGTTTCCAATTTTTTCCAGAACCTGTATTGGATACTTTTAATGCAATTGATCTAGCCCTAAGTCTAGTACTTTTAAAATTTGTAGTTTCGGTTGATGTAAAATTTGTAGTTGTTGCAACGGTATTAGGATAGTTTCTTGTTGTAAAACTAACTTCAGTATCCCCTGTCTGTTCTATAAAATCTGGTATAAATCTGCTTATTCTCATCATATATTCACCATCTCCTCTAAGATCAGGGGTTCCTACAGTTTGTCCTGTATTACTTCTTCTTTGAGTAATATCAAAATCACCGGAAAGAATGTTAGCATTAATAGCAGTAATGGCATTGCCGGCATTAACTTGATCGGTCCCTGTTTCGTGTTGATAGTATATACTACTTCCATCTACATTACCAGTAACATCATAAGAAGCATCATCATTTGAATCATAAAGTGTTGCATGAGGTTTTTCGTATACAGAAGAATCTACCCAAGCAGATCTATTTAAAGATCCTGTTGTCCAAATAGGTCTTTCAGTTGTGGAATCTAGATAATTATAAGTGACCACTCTATCAACCGAAGTAGCATTAGCCGAACAGTAGAACCAGTTTATTTCTCCGAAAAGATTATTGATACCTGCGTTAATAAAATCTCTAGTTGTTTTATTGAGACCAAGTCCGGGGTCTACGGAGTAAACAAAATCCTCCACTAAACAAGGCATTGATTTTAATTGTCCATCATAATTAAAAAAACCATTTTCCGACATCCAATAAGCTGAGCCATCAACTTCGATGCAAGCATTTTTACCAATCAAGCCACAGTTAGTCCCTGCTTGTGAGAAAGCAAATGTAAAAGGTTGACCTACAAATTGCATTAAAAATAATGCAGTATCGGTCCATACATAAAGAGCGTCCCTACCTTTGATAGCAGACATGATTCTAGATCCTGCGGCAAGCCTTTGAGAACCTGCTGTATTCTCAGCCCTAATGGTATATGTATTAATATCTTCTTGTGAAGAGAATCTTATAAACATATCGTCTTGTGAAGTTTTATCTCCTATAACAGTTTCAGTTCCAAAGAAAACTAAGTGTCTATCCGGAGTTGATACTAACATATGACGTGAGGCCGTCGGTGCTCCAGATATAATTGTTGCCCGAGTATTTAAAGAATTTGTAGGTTGTGCATCCCATTCAAAACATTCTCCATTGTATATAAGAGCAATTAATTTTGTACCAAAATTATCAAGAACCCATAAACCAGGGTTAAGTGTAAATTGTGTAAAAGATGCAGCTTGACCCCATCCATTGTAATTTGTAATATCTGTAACTGTTGCACCTGATGAGTGTGTTGTAGCTGTTGTACCATTCACATTTCTAGCGCCTCCACTTAAAGTATTTGTCCCTGTGTTATTTGCTGTGTAGGATATATCTTCAGCCCCTATTTTTATGGTCCCCGATGCCGGAAACGCGTTTGAACTAGCTAAAACTATATTAGTTGTGGTTGTGTCTGTTAAAGCTGTTGCAAGGGTACTAGTTACTGCTCCATTTACTACACCACCAAATAACCCTGAACTCCAACCAAAACCAGATTGTTGTGTGGCAGGTCCTACAGTATAGTAACAAAGAATTGATGCAGAGCCCGCATTGGTTACAGGTGTGCCGGCTTCGTTAGTAGCCATTGTAATTGTAAAAGTATTACTACTTGGTACAGAAGTTACCATAAATTTTTCATCTTCAAATGTAGCATTTGTAAAAGTAGATCCAGATAATCCAGAAACAGCATCAAATAATACTATATCATTATCTAACAAACCATGATTAGATGAGACAGTTATTGTGACTGTTGCTGATCCTGCCGTACTTGTAAAATTTGCGCCAGTAATTGTAGTTCTTATAGGATGGATATCATAGTATTCACCGTCTGAAAAAACATAAAGAATTCTATTGGTGCCAATCGCAGAATATTTAAAACCTATATTATCATCCCAGTTGTGTATGGCTCTTGCAGCACCAGTTAATTTATTGCTACCTAGTTGTTCCCAACCACCTATTTTTTCAGGAGATCCGTATCTAAAACGTACATTATCTCCATCAAACCACTGACCTTCGGCCCCTGTTTCGGTTACTTGTTTGTTAAATCCTGGAGCAAATCCTAATTTTTGTAACATATATAATACCTATAAAGGGACAGTAGGTATGGTGGATTACTATCCCATTACAGGATATATCATCGTTTAAACCAAGATGGAAGACCTAAATGTGGACGCTTGTCAAACATATTGTCTTTAGATCCTGGGGTTTTTTTATTATTATAATGCAAAAATACTTGAATACATTTCTTACCTTTAAATTTATCTCTCCAATGCTCTAACTCACAACCAGAATATACCAGCATATCTCCAGGTTTTAAATCTACTTTAATACCTTTTTTACCTCTTTCTCCAGATGGCTCAAGATATATAGGCCAATCATCACCACCAAGATTCATAGTAGTTGATATCTCACAACTAAATCTATCTTTATGTCTTTTTAATTCATCACCTTTTTTATATATTCTTGCATAAGTATAAGCTGGATATAATTTTAGACCTGTTGCTTTTTCCATTTGTGGTTGACATTTTAACATTAAAGTTTCCATAGCTATATTAGAATATTGGCTATAGGTTTTTGGTATCTGATCATCTACTCCTTCATAATGACCAAGTAGTGTTTCATAAGGTGAAATGTATTTAGTATTATGACAGGTATCTAAAACTTGTTTTTGCATCATAAAATAATTTGCAACAAAAGCTGCTAGGTCTTTTGATATGGCTTGACGTATAACTGTATATTTTTTTTCCTTAAACATCTTTAGCCATTTCTTTAGGGACTGCCTGTAGGTTCCAATGTATAAACCTAAAAGGTTCAACCCCATGATCTATAACAAACTCATGCTCCAAATAACCCGGAAATATAACTAAAGTTCCAGGTGTAGGTCTCATGTCTATTAAATCATTACCAGGCCATATACCTTTTAAATTTTGTCTCATCTTTAATTTAGTGGCTCTAGCTCCAGCACGTGGCTCATGAAATACAGGATAAGAAGTCTTATCACTACATTTTAAAAAATAAAAACCTGATACATGTTGATTCCAATGGACGTGTGCTGAATGATGACCACCGCCTTTTTTAGAAAATTCTTGTACCCACATTTCACTGAACATAGTTGTATACTGTGACATGTCAAAACCTTGGTGATCTAAATATTCCCAAGATTTTTGACCAACATAATTTCTTAAATCAATAAAATTATTATCATGGATAAGAGGTGTTGAATGATAGGATGTCCCAAAATCACCGTGTTCTTTTATATAATTTTTTTCTCTTTTACGTGCGTCAAGAATATATTTGTTACTAGCTTTATTTGCTGATTTTATAAACTCTGGTTTATGCTCGGTCCAAATAGTCGTGTTAAAATGATTATGTATATGCATATTATTTATAAGGATATCCAGTGCTCCACATCACTAATGAATATCGTGTTCCTTTCGTTACGGGTTTAACTCTATGCCATACAAATGAAGGAAATACAATAATACTTCCTTTAGGCAATATTTCTTTTGCTTTCTGTAAATGTTTAGACTCATCTCTCATGTGAGGATCATATTGTCTAAAATCAAATTCTAATTCTCCTCCTTCATACTCTGACCCATCCGTTAGTTGACAAGTCATAGATAGTTTTCTAATCATACCTTTGTCATTTCCTTTCTCATAAGGCATGCTGCCGCTATCACAATGCCAGTCATAGTATTGATTAAGTTTATATTTTGTAAACTGACAAGACTCTGATCTTTCCCAATTAAAATTCCAACCTGCTTTTTTATTAGCTAAATGAACATAAGGTTGAAGTTCATTGTAAATCCACCGATCATTCATCCAAACTAAATCTGAATTTCTTTTACGTTTCATATCTTTAATCTGATCTCTAGTTAGTTCTTTATTACCATACCCACCAGTTCTTGCCATACGTTCTGATTTAGATAACCCATGTTTTATAATGTCGTCACAAATTCTAGGTGGTACAACAGATTTAAAATACCAATAATAATTATTTAGATTCATGTTTTTCTTTCTGTATAAGTTTTTTTTCGTCTACAAAATAAATAGCATCTAATTTACTTTTATTCAATAATAATAATGCTTCTTCTTTTGTATTAACAAGAGGTTCGCCTGCTAAATTTAAACTGGTGTTTAATAAAACTGGACATTTAGTTAACTTATTAAATTGTTTTAATAATTCATATAAAAAACCTGAAGACACCGTTTGAACTCTACAACTATTATCTACATGCACTACTCCTGGAAATAATTTTGCAGTGTTTTTTTTACATTTAAAATTAATAGTCATATTATTAGATTCTTCTAAACCCAAAGTATTAAAATATTTCTTAAATTGTTTTTTAAGTATTACCCCAGCGAACGGCCTATACCACTCACGGTTTTTAATTTTATTAACTATGTTTTTGCAATTTTTATTTCTAGAATCAAATAAAATAGACCGGTGACCTAAAGCCCTTGGTCCAGCTTCAGCAGCACCTTCAAAAATAGCTACACTTTTTTGATCAATTAATAGTCTACAAACATCTTCCATTGTAGCTTTAGTCCCTTTGTTAATTTTACTATCTTCATAGTAATGATAAAAATTATTTTTAGGTGTAATAACTTTATTATCTTTTGTTAAATTTCTATATTTAAAATAAGCAGCCCCCATAGCAATACCTGTATCATCAGCAACAGGTTCAAAATAAAAATTAATATTAGGTAAATTTTTAATATAATAATTGTTAGCAACCACATTTAAACCGTAACCCCCAACAATGCAGACATTTTTTATTTTAGTTTTACTAATGTATTTTTTTATTAAACGCAAAGATTCTTCTTGAGTTTCCAATTGTACGTGTTTTGCTTTATCTGCGTAAAATTTATAATTATTTTGTGTTATGTTTTTAGTAATATTATCTTTTTGGTCTTTAAAAATAACCACATTATCACCGTCTTCATCAATTATATTTGTAAAATAATTTGTTATAGGACTTCCATTTAAAAATAAAGAATGGTATTTTTTATCTGAACCATATGAAGCTAGACCCATAGTTTTTCCATTTTCTAAAACAGGTTGACCTATTAATGTAGTAGCAGCTTCATATACTTTAGTTATAGAATACTCATTATCAACATTTACATCGGACAATGGAAAACTATTTTTTATAAGTTTTTTTAAATTATCTTTATTAATTCCTATACTGTCGTTAGTCCAAAATGATTTATATAAAGGTGTTAAAATGTCTGGGTAGCTACATAAAAAAACGCTTTCTGATTCTCTACAAGCATCAATTTTATTATCAAACAAGATAGAACCATTTCTGTCTATTACAAAAGTTAAAGCTTTTTTAAAACCACTGTTGTAAAAAGCAGATGAGGCGTGACACAAATGATGAGTTAACGAAGAAAAATTATGCATCTCCATATCAAATATTTTTTTAATATATTCCCTATAATAAAATTCTGATTCCCCACCATAGTTCGAAGGAGTACAATATAAAATATGATCTATCTTCCCAAAGTTTTTAGATTTATATAATTGCAAAGATTTAAAAGGGTGTTTATCTCTTTTAATTCTACTTAATCTTTCTTCTTTGCAAAAGAATTCTATGTGACCTTTATTTATTGAACATACAGAACTATCATGAGCAATATTAAATGCTAAAATTCTCATTACAAATAGTTATAAGTTATTGTTTGAATAAAATTCAAAGAATCCTTTTGTTTATTTGAAATAGTGTAAATATTATTGGAGGGAAACATAATAAACATATTCTCTTTTAATTCTATATCCCAACTTTTACCCTTACGTCTGTTGTCATCATAGTATATTTTAATCCAACAGTTATTTACTTTAGTGCCATATAAAGTTGTAAAATCAGGAGAATTTCCAAGATCCGATTGATTTATATTTAATAAAGGTTTAGATAATGTGTCAGGTTTATATGTATCTGACCAAGATTTTTTATTAGATAGTTGAATTTTATATTCAACACCTATGTGTTCTCTAATATAAATATTTAACATATCCCAAGTTTTTGAAAACGGAAATTCTTTATTAGTTAATGATGACTCTATAGTGTCAGCCATAAGTTTATCTTGGTCTATTTCAAAACCTTTAGGCATTTCCACGTTACTAAAAATTAATAACTGCTCTGATAGTATCTTTTTTTCCATTCTAAAATGGACTGTATTATAAAATAATTAAAATGTCAATTATTCGTCAACAACTATATCAATTGGAGCACTTGTTCCTAAATCCCAAGTTTGATTTTCTTCATTCCAACTATAGTGATAGACGTTTGATTCGTCTGCTTGTTGTTCAGATGTTAATGCTGGAGCATCACCGATTGGTGATTTCCAAGAAGCTGATTCGATGTGTTTTACCCAAGATGCAAAAGGTTTTTTAGGCCAAAATATTTGATTATCTTCGTCCCAAATACAACCGATACCTGCGTAGTTTCCTCTTAAAGCAGTTCCACCTGATCTATGTGTATTGTTAATCGTGTTATAAGAAGTTTGAATCCAAAGTTCTGCTGGCCAATTAGAATGTAATTGTAGATATTGTTGACCTACTTTTTCATTTTCTACATTATTAGAATCCATTAGATCATTATTATCTACTGTTACTACTTGTAAAACTTTTCCGTTAATTCCTATTTTTGCAAAATGTGCCATAATATTTACCTATTGAAATTTATACCTTATAACTACTTTTCCAGATCCACCAGTACCACCAGCTTCACCAGGATATGCATTACCTGCTCCGCCACCTCTACCTGCATCTCCGGTATTAGCACTTGCATTATTACATCCTGGATTTGGACCATTCCATATTCCACCTTGTCCACCTTCACTATAAACAGTTGGGGAAGCATTGATAGAAGTTGTAGCACCTGCACCGCCTGCACCACCATTAAAATTTGGAGTACCTGGAACACCTTGTAACGGAGAACCTGCTGCAGTTGCACCACCGCCACCAGTTCCTGATAAATAGTCACCAGCTGCTAATGGTCCACCACCTGGAAAACCTTGAGCTGGACTAAAAGAAGGAACATTTCCTAAGCCTTTGTCTTGACCAGCAGGACCAGGAGCCCCTAATCCACCGCCTGAACCGCCAGGTCTACCACTTTTACCTGGACTACCAGAAGGACCAGAAGTCCCTCCGCCACCACCAGTAGCTGTAATAGTTGAAAAAATTGAATTACCACCATCTGTTCCAGGTGCGGGGTTACCACCAGCTCCGCCGGCCCCAATAGTAATTGGATAACCTTGAGCTGAAACGGGTAAAGCACTTACACCAGAACCTAATGGACTTGCAGTATAACAACCAGATGCTGCACCAGAAGATTCTCTAAATCCACCAGCTCCGCCTCCACCAGCAGCTCTAAGATTGCCTCCTCCAGTTCCAGAACCACCACCAGAACCACCAGCTACTACCATGTAATCTACAGTAGCTGATCCTGCTGCGTTACCTCCATTAGAAACACAAAAAGTAGCATTAGAATTAAAAGTATGAATTTTAAAATTACCAGATGTTGTAATGGTTCCACCTGTTGCTGCTATAAATTGTGGTCCTGGTGCTGATGTTTGTAAACCATCTTCTGTAACTAACCAACCTTTAGTACCATCTATATAAACTAGTGTAACTGCTGAACCTTCTGTTGATATAACTGAATCAATAGCAAGTCCACCAATGGGTTGAGAATTTCTACCAAGTGTTAAATTATTTGTATCCCAAGTGTTTGCATAATCTTTGACAGCTACTATATCTCCTGCAGATGGTGATGAAGGTAATGTTACTGTAAATGCTGCACTGGTTGTATTACAAAAATAACCGATTCCACTTGAAGCAGTAAAGCCTGATGTTTTAACAGTCGTATCCCAAGTTACTGCACCAGTTCTACCTGGTGATAAAGTTTCAAAAACTGGAGGAGCTCCTGCTCCTGCTGAAGTAAGTACCTGTCCATCGTTTCCTGTTGCAACTGCAACTGGATTACCACTTGCGTCATATGAAATAATATTTCCATCAGTACCTGAAGCCATCTTAGCTAATGTAATTGCATTATCTGCTATTTTTCCAGTAGCGATACTTGCGTCAACTAATTGCGAGGCGTTGATTGTTTTGTTTGTTAAAGTCTGAGTACCTGTTTCTGTTACTGTACCTGCTGGAGATAACGATGCTTCATAAACACCTGTGTTAGTTGCTACACCATCTACATAAATAACTTTCCAACCTTTATCTGTCGTGGCCCATGTAACTGTTGCACCTGAACCAGATACTGCTTTAAGCTGTAATGTTTGTGCATTAGTCGTGCTATTTTTAATAAAATAAAAATTTTCTGTAAGAAGAGGAAATGTTAAAATTCTTGATCCTGTAAGAGCACCCGTTAATTCTATAACTCTGTGTTGAGCAGTACCTGTTAAAGCACCGTCTGCTATTGATAAAGCTGTAGTTCCTGATCCTGCAACAGCTAAAGATAAATACCCACCTGTAAGTTGTTCTACAAGA